ACAGGCCCTGACACTGGGCCAGGGCCTCGATGCTCTCCTGGAAGAACAGGTCGCGGTGTCCGATGCACATGCGCCGGTCATCATCTAGGAAGTCCCGGCTGGCGGTCCCTCTTATCCACAGCGGTGGACGACGTTGTGGATTAACCGCTCGTTGGCGTGGCCTACTCATGCTGGGGATGATGCCAGGGGGCTGTGACGGTCCCAGAATCTGGTTGGCTCACGCTTCTGCCGGGTGAGCACCAGATCCACCAGAACCTGACGCCGGCCCACGAAGACCCTCCAGGGGGCTCGACCCTTGCACCACTCCGGGTGCCTAGAGAACTCCTCCATCATGAGCCTGACGAAGTCCAGGTCGTAGGGCCACCGTCTTATCTGAGCCACCAGGGCGGGCCAGTTGTGCTGGTAGGGGTGGTAACCGTGTCTGTTGGTCAGCTGGGGGAAAATATCTCGGGCCAGGATGGTGTCGGGTTTATCCGGGCGTGTACGTGTCCGGGCAGACGGGTGGCCCACCGACTCAGTGATAGCTGACTCAGTTATTGCTGCTGTTATACCTGCGACTGCGTCTGTCTGGCCCCTTCGGGTCCAGACAGACTTGTCAGAGGCTTCGTGTAACCCGCCGCTTCGCGGCAGATTACACTCGCGCCCGTTCCGGGGCGTGCCCGTGGGGAAAGAATTTCCGGGGCAGGTAACAAGCACCTTGAAGCGGATGGCCTCGCAGTCGAGCCTTTCGATATAGCCCCCGTCCAGAAGGGTCTTCAGGTGAGGGGCGTTCCGGCTGGTGTCGAAGTCAGCTGGGGCGATGCTTCGACGGTTGGCCTTGCGGCCCATCTCGTAGAGCAGGGTGTGCTCAGGGCCCTGACCCAGTTCAGAGCATGGTGGTAGCGGCGCGTTGTCCATTCTGCCTTCTCCCGGCTTCGCCTATGTCGTCCAGCCGCCGGCCCCTTCGGGTCGTCGGTAACCGGCAACAATGCACCCATCGTGATCAACTGTCAAGGCCGAAAGTTATCCACAACAACCAGTGGAAAACCTGGGTATGTGACCACTGTTAGCTGAGTGAATAGACCACAAGCCTCGTCTACATGAGGCTTGTATTCCACAGGCGTCCACAGGAGTGACATGTATCCACAACCTGAGCATAAGGCTGTGGAGAACTAGGCTCTATCAGTGACTTACGTAGAGGATCCAGGGCTGGAAGATGACCTGGGGGAGGATGTCGCCCCTGAAGCTGACGATGAGGTTTCTGACGAGCTCGCCCAGTACGCTCCACCGCAGCTTGACCCTGGGGCTCAGCACTTCGTGGCGCGGCTGGTCGATCGCATCTGGGAGTTCACCGTCATCTTCAGTGGCGTCGAGATGTTCCCCTACCAGGAGGCCCTCGGCAGGAGGATCATCGAATCCGTGGTCTCTGGTGACGGCGCCACCATCACGGGGGAGCTCAGCCGGCAGTCGGGGAAGACGGAGGTTGTCGCCAACGTCGCCGCCAGCTTGATGATCCTCTTGCCCCGCCTGGCTGAGATGTTCCCAGAGTTTGACCCGCTCCAGAAATTCGTCAAGGGCGTGATGATCGGCTGCTTCGCCCCGGTGGAGCAGCAGGTGGAGACCCTGTTCGGTCGGGTGGTGGACCGTCTGACCAGTGAGCGGGCCCTGGAGATGCTGGAGGATCCGGAGATCGATGACCAGGTCAAGCCTGGCTCCCGCAGGGTGCGGCTGAAAAAATGTCAGTCCTTCTGTGCCATGCAGACTGCTAACCCTCGGGCAAAAATCGAGTCCAAGTCCTACCATGTCATTTTTGTGGACGAGTCCCAGTCGGTGGATGAGTACGTCTTGAATAAATCCATCACTCCCATGGGTGCCTTTTACCTGGCGACCATGGTCATGACCGGCACTCCGGACATCGTCAAAGGAGTCTTCTACAAGACCATCCAGCACAACCGTCGCCAGGAGCTACGACGCGGCGGCAGAAAAAATCATTTCCGGTATGACTGGAGATATTGCGCCAAGTTTAATCGGAACTACGCGGCCTACATTCGGGGAGAAGCCCAGCGTATAGGGGAGGACAGCGATGAGTTTCGACTCAACTACCGGCTGGAGTGGCTCCTGGAGCGCGGCATGCTCATCACCGAGAGTCGAATGGATGAGCTCGGTGATGCCACCATGCCCATCGTCACGGCCTACTTCCGATCTCCCCTCGTCGCTGGCATCGACTTCGCCAGGAAAATGGACAGCACTGTCGCCACCGTCCTGTGGGTCGATTGGGATCGCCCAGACGAACTGGGTCTGTACGATCACCGGATCCTGAACTGGCTGGAGATGCACGGTGAGGAGTGGGAGGACCAGTACTTCAGGATCGTGGATTTTTTCAGCAACTACTCGATTGTGTCGGTGGGTGTCGACGCTCAGGGAGTGGGAGACGTGGCCGCAGACCGGCTCAAGCGACTCCTGCCCCGCATACAGGTGGAACCTCTGTCGTCCCAGCTGCCTGATCAATCCGCCCGCTGGAAGCATCTCCAGCAGCTGCTACAGCGAGGACTCCTGGCCTGGCCGGCTCACCCCAAGGCCAAGAAGACCAAGGTCTGGCGCCGTTTCCGCCAGCAGATGGTGGACGTGGAAAAAACCTACCGGGGGGCCCACATGATCGTGGAGGCCCCGGACGAGGCAGGCGTCCACGATGACTACGTCGACAGCTTGGCCTGCGCCACCATCATGAGCCAGGTGATGATGGTCCCTGAGGTGGAGATCCAGGCGACGCCGTGGGCGAGTTCTGCCCGACGAGCCCGGACAGCCCACCCAAGGCAGAGCCGACAACGTCGTTCAGCGTCGTAGCACCCTGGGCGATCGCCGGCTCAAGCTGGGAGGTCAGGGAGGATTTTGCTGACTGGAGTCCCAGCTGGGAGGCGTAGGGGCTCTGCCCTCCCCCGGTGGGGATGCCGCCGGTAGCCCGGTACATCGAGGTGTCCTGCGCCCACTGGTTGGAGTCGGCCACACCTTCAGGGTACTGGGTGTCACAGGGGGAGTAGTGCCCTGGACCTAGCCTCGTATCAACCCGCGATGGGAGGAGAGCTCATGTCCCTAGGACCAGAACCGCAGTTCCCGGAGAGGGGCCGCTACAGCTACGACGTGACCATGGGGCCGAATAGGCCGGGACAGCGTGGCCCGCTCCGCTTTGAGGAGGGCGTCAGCACTGACACGGACATCCCGTCTGACTTCACCAGGGGTATGACTGAATTCATGGTGTCCGCTCCTGGGCGCATCAACCATGTTGATCCCAACGTGCAGTTCAAGATGCCAGAGGAGACCATGGCTGAGCGCGCCCATGTCGGCTCGGCAGCCTGGATCGACGCCCCCACCATGCTCGGGGAGTTCGCCCACGGCAGCTTCACCGACCAGGCTGAGGTCCGCTACGAAGAGGTCGTCCGCAATGGGCGGATCCAGAAGAGGCGTGCGCCTGAAGTCGTCACGGACTGATGGCGAAGAAGGAGCCACGCCCCAGGGCTCCTGAGGGTCGGGCCCTCCGGTTGGAGGATCTCGATCCGGAGGGCCGGCAAGCCGCTGAAGAGAACTGGCGGCACATGGGCATGGTCGCGACCAACATGGCCGGGTCCATCGAGCAGGCGCGTCAGGCGGTGGAGAATGTCTCCAATAAGCCTCAGTACCGGGAGGGGGCCAAGAAGCGGCTGACCTCCATGGAGGCCGTGGCTCCTCACGTCAAGGACATCCCCATGACGACGGAGGGGGCCCAGGGGGTCCGGGTCCAGCGGGTGCACGAGGCGCGCCAGCGCGCCCAGGAGGAAGGTGAGGAGGTACCCAGGGGTACTGGCTGGTACTTCACCCACCACGCCCGCATCGCCGCCGTAGCGCGTAAGCACGGCATCGACACCCAGAAGGCCATCACGGCCACCACCAACATGAGCCCCATGAACAACCCGGAGACGGAGCTCAAGGCCGGTGGGGCCCTCATGGACATGGTTGCCAACCAGCGCAAGCACACCGTGCACATCACCCCGGAGATCCATGCCGCCTCGGCTGCTTCGGTCAAGCGCAACGGTGGGCCCCCCATGCCCAAGTCCTGGATCGGTAAGAACGTCAGGCTCTCTGACATGCACGCCGCTCACATAGCCGGCGTGGCCTCCATCGCTGCTGACCAGCGCAACCAGGGCACCCCCATCCAGTCCACGGCCAACTTTGAGGACGTGGGGGCGGCTCGGGGCGCGGCCAACGCCACTGCCTCGATCGAGCACCTGCGGGGTGACCGCTCCAGGGAGGAGACCATCGACCCTCACTCCTCGCCCAAGGTGTGGAGCTACGAGAAGTCGACCTCGGAGTCGGTGCCTGGTAGTGAGACCCACCTGGAGTACATGGCGCGGGCCAGAGACTTCCAGCGCCGGGGCACTGCCGGCGTCCGTGGTGGTCAGAGAACACCCAGGGGTTTTCGCAGCGAAACAGAAGAGCAGAGAACGCAGCGTCGCACCGAAGCAGCTGGCGCCGCCCTGGGGGCTGCCGCGGCCACGCCTGGCAGTGAGGAGCATCGGGCTGCCACCATGCGGATGGGGCTGACCGGCATCGAGCAGAGCAAGCGCACGGGCCGGCACACCCTGCCTGACATCCGGCCCCAGCGGCGGTCACAGGAGGGCGTGCTGTCGTCCCAGGCTGACACTGCGGAGGACACATGGATGCACTCGATGTCCACACAGCAGCCACCCACCAGCATCAAGACCGGAGAGTCGGCCAAGAGTGGGACCAGCATCGCCAAGACGGTGGCCTCGGAGGGCCCAGCTGGCGAGAAGCACATGAGGAAGAAATCGCCCATCTCAGAGGCGACGGTGGTGAACGACCCCCGCATCAAAAATGCCTCCCTCAACCATGCACTGAATAATTACGCCACCAGGGGAGCGGCTGAGGAGCTTGGGCTCCCGGCCACCATGACCCAGGAGGTGCCCTGGACGGAGCAGCGGATCCAGGCCAACAAGGATCCGGACTACGCCCGGGAGATGCGGACCCGCCAGACCGGGAACCGCAGCTTGCCCAAGCAAGCGTCTCCCCTGGGCCGGCAGTATCCCCAGGCTGAGCGCAACCCGGTGGTGCCGATCGACCATGCCGCGGCCAAGTCCCTGTATGACCGGGTGACCGGGGGTGGGCCGGCTGCCACGCCTAAGGAGATCAGCCACGTCGAGCGTCTTCGGACCCAGAGAAAGAAGGG